TTTCTATATGGTGTAAAGAGATATAAGAATTGAATAGGAACAAAGCTTGGCCCCCATCTTGATTTATCAAATGTCAAATGGATAGTTGCCCTCCTATCCTCCTTCTTTTTAGAATTATATAAAAGATCCCTCATACTCTCATACTTTGTCATCCCATGTGTTAGTATTTCTCTGTGATCCTTATAACACAGATTCCTTGACACTGTTTCCAAGATGTTAATATTAATCCGATTTGTTATTGGCAAAATTAATATTTCTCTTACTCCTCCTATTTGATTTTTCTTAAAAATTTGGAAAAAAGTTTTTTCATCTTTAGTGGATTCAGCCACATCAAAAGAAGTTTTATTTTTTTCCTTTATGAGTCTCTCCATCACTCCTTGAATACATCTCCGTCTGGTGTTTTGTCTATCCTTATTTGGCACAAATTCTTTATTCTCAAAATTAGAACTAGATTTAAATGTTGCAAATTCATTGAGAGTTTTATTGACATTTTTCCTCAAACAAGATTCTAAAACATCATCTCCAGACAAATCTCCAACTTTATTTCTACATAATTTACTACCAATACTGATTGCTTTAGCAGAGAACATATGTGTTGTATTTTTATCAATAACATTTTTTGCCCATTCTATATCAGAAATCCCTTTCAAATATCCTAAATGATAACCCTGTGCTTTAATTTTCTGCATATCAGATTCTCCTTCTAACATCTTAGTTAAAATTTGAAAACTAGCATGAGTTGGATCATCTTGATTTTTGTTAAACAACATACAAAAATACATCTCAGAAAGTATTTCATTGAAATCCACAGGTTTTTGATCTAGCTCATCTGTTAAGACTCTAGGAAGCAAAAATCTAGATCCACCCATCATGTCTTTGAACATTTTAGAATCATCATCATAAGAGACAGAGCCAAATTTAAAATTCTTAATCACATAATTTGAATTTATGAGGGTTGGATAAGAAACCATTTTATTAAGTATATATAATTGAAGTGGTGATCTAATTGGTTCTAAACATTTTTTAAAAACAGCATTAAATTTAGGATATAAAGATATACTGGTCATAACTAAATATCTAACTTGTTGTAATAATTTGGAAGTTGATCTTCTATCCTCCAAATATATGCTAATTATTAAACCTAAAACATTTGAACTATCATTATTAATGGCTTCAGTTAATGACCTATTAATTTGAAGACTAGAATCCTCATCTATATTATAAGAACTTCTGTATCTCTGAGAAATGAAAGATAAATAAGCCATTAAGACTTTATCATAACATCTAATATAATGATCAAACCGATGAACATCAGATGACAACCAATTGCTATGCGAATAAAAT